ATGAACGATATACAGTCACATTCTGACCACTGATACTTCTGATAAACATAATCTCAGTATCAATAATAATTCTTTGATTTGCAGACAAATCAGTTGTAGCACTAACTTTAAAGGTTGTAACCTTATCAGATATTGCACCACTAAGAACTGTTGCTGTATCGTCATCATAATTTTGTTTTGCGGTTGGTGTTGCACTATATCTTTGAACTCTTTTCGCAGTCTTGATATTTGTATTACCGTAGTAATCAACATCAACTTTCTTGATAAGACCTTCTGGATTATCTGCAACAGGGCCGAATAGATATGTCTTTGCAGTAAATCCTAACGTATAAACAATTGTTCTGCGAGATTCAAAACCACCTTCGTATTGGTCACTATAATTGATACTTTCTAAAACTATTGGAATATCTTTTTTCTCACCAATTGAACTAATTAAATTAATTGTGATGTTAAAAGATGGTTGAAAATAAGGAACAATCTGTTCTAATATTTGTAATCCGTCATCACTTAATTTTGCCAAGATACTCAGTTCAAATGAAACATTGTATGGAACTGGCATATAAACTTTCTTTGCATTTGTTCCATTTTGTGTAAGAAATGTCTGTGCGATTCCAGTCTTACGAGTTGGATCATATTGTAATCCCTGCATCTCGAAAGATAATCTTGGAAGAGTTATTGCAATCTCTCTGTCTAAATCTGGTTGTTGTTGAATTCTTGCAAGAAATTTCTGCATTGGCCCGTATGCCAATGGAACTTTCATGGTGCTAAAATTTGTTCCACTCGCATCGGCGTGTCGAATATTAATATTATTAAAGAGAGTACCGAAACCGATAACTGTCTTTCTTAATATTTCATGATAGAAATAAGTACCTAACATATCAAAGCTTTCTAACTATTTAGAATGTTCCGAACGGATTGCCTTCAGAGAAGTCTAAAATCGAATCAGCCTCCGTCTCAAAGTCTGCATTATCATTATATTGATTTGCATTATATTGATCATTTGGATAATCATTTGGTGTGTCATAATCTACAGATAAGATTACATATTCTGCACCAGATTCAAGACCTTGAATTTTCTCACCAACTTGGAATTGCATCTTAGTCAACATACTAACATCGAGAGTTCTAGACCCAGCATCCCATACTTTGACTCTTGCAGTCTCTGAAGAATCTGAAGATACTTGAACTGTTTCATTAAAGATATAATCACCATCCGCAATTGTAGTTGCAGCACCAATTGAAATTGTTGGTGCAACAGTATATCCAGCACCAGCGTTACTAATTCTAACCGCAC